AAATGTCTTCCTTCTAAAATATAAAACTGGAAGTCGTGACCATCCATATCTAAACAAATTCAAACCCTGTGCTCTCACAAATATGGGTGTGAATTATACGGGTTCTGGTTCATATGCAACTTATGCGGATAAGACACCAGTTCATATGAAATTAAGTCTGAGTTTTACCGAACTGAATCCAATTTACAATGAAGATTATAAGGCAATTCCATTATCACAAGGAGTAGGTTACTAAAATGTCTTATTTCAGAGAATTACCAGACATAGAATATCAATCTCCTTTTGTAGATAGTAATTCTTCACAGAATTATGTAAGAGCAAAGAATCTATTTCGTCGTGTAAAACTTCGTGATGATTTAAAGAATGTCTTTACACTATTCAATAAGTATCAGATTCCAGAAGGTGCAAGACCTGATACTGTTGCCGAAGAAATTTATGGTAGAGCAGATTATGATTGGATAGTTCTTATGACTGCCGGTATTGTAAATGTAAGAGACGAATGGCCTCTTTCCAATAGAGATCTTTATAGATATGCCGAGAACATTTATGGAACTCAATTAAATGCTGTACATCATTATGAGACTACAGAAGTCAAAGATGCTAATGGAAGATTAATTCTTCCTGCTGGTAAGATTGTTGATTCTAATTTTAGATCACCTAGACCAGAAGATGGGGAAGAAGAATCACCAGGTTCATATGTCAAATATTATGATTCCGTTTCTGGAGCATACGTTACAGAATATAATATCACCATTGGTATCAGTAATTACGAATACGAAACTATAAAGAACGAAGAGAAGAGATCGATATACTTACTAAGACCAGACTATCTACAGCAATACTTAAATGATATGAAGAAAATTATGTATTATGAAAAGTCTTCACAGTATGTGAGTAAAAAACTAATTCGTACTGAGAATACCAGAGTCACGATGCCATAAAAAAGGGGAGGTTGCCCTCCCCAATCTTATCACTCAGCAAGTTTTGCGAAGTAACTCAGAGTATCATCTTCATCTTCATCATAGGAAGAAGACTTAGAAGGAGTCAGATTACTCAGTTCGGTGCGAAGATCTTCATCAAGGTCACGAACTGGACCACGGGAAGTTGATTCTTCATCAGCAACTTCAGGGTCTTGACGACGAGTTCCTTTGTTACCAAGAACATAGTCAAGACGCTTCTTCAGTTCATCATAAGACTTGAACTGATCGGGAGCAACGAGTTCTGCAAGAGAATACTGCTTCTTCCACACTGCTTCCATCTCATCATCATCGTCAAGCATAGCACCTTGTGCGGCAAACTCACTGGAATCATAGTTACGATAACCGGCAACGTTCTTTGCTTTCAGTTTGAAGTTAGCACCCTGCCAGAAGTCAAACGGATCGATAGGAGTCTCATCTTCAAACTCAGGTTGCATTGCAGCAGTGATCTTATCAAAGATTTTCTTACCAAACTTATAGAGGAAAACTTTACCTTCGTTAGCAGGATTAGCAGGATCTTTGACAACGTAGATGTTAGCAACATAAGTCAGTTTACGTTTCTGCTTACGAGCAATCTCTTTACCAGCATCAGTACCATTGTTCCAGAGTTCGGAGTTGAGTTCTGACACAGGATCTTTTTGATTGAGAGTGGTCAAACTGTTCTCAATGAACCAACCACCAGGTCCTTGGAAGGCATGAGAGTACAGTTTGACGAACGGCAGATCTTCACCGTTAGGAGCAGGGAGGAAACGAATGACGGCATAACCGTTGCCGCTTTTATCACATTCGAGTTTCCAAATACGATCATCGCCAGATGATGCACTATTATTCATTTTTTCTACTTCTTTAACCAGTTTCGCAGTCAGCGAACCAAGTTTAGATTGCTTTTTCAGATCAGAAAAGGACATTTGGATACCTTGGATAGTTTTGGATTTGTTGGATTACTTGGATAGTATAGCAAGGATGGTCTCACTTGTCAAGAAATTGCTTGAGAGACTCAATTGTCTTATTCATACTATTAAAAAGTAAATTCATATCAGTGTCTGGTGAGAATCCCATCAGTACCACTGATTTTTTCAGATTCTCTTTCATCTCAATCGCTTGTGGGTCATCCGAAAGAGAAAGTCTTGTGTACATAATGCGTTGCTTTTCTAGCAACAAAGTCATTTTTTCAATGTGTTCCAGTTTATCTTCACGGGTCATTGAACCAAATGATAAGATACTTCCATAAATGAACTTTTGAAGTTCATTAATTTCTTCTAGTTCTTCCTGAATCAATTCAGAGTCAAAGAATTTACTCATTTACAATTTCCCGTAGAAGTTTTTTATACTGAAACTTATCAATATTTAGAAATGGTTTGTACTTCTTGATTTTTAAACTTGTGGTTTCCCACACCGGATCTAAAAGTTTCTTATCAAACACATTCCCGAACTGGAAGATTATATCATAAATCACCAGAATTTCAGGAGAAATCTTCCCACCCAGGAATTTTTTTAGAACTGGTGGATGACCTTTCGAACAGTTGAAAGCATCTTCTAATTTGATTTCCGAGAGTAATTCTTCCGATTGTTCTTTGAACAAGTAGGTCAAACTCTGCTGTCGTTTCATCCACTCGACGTATGTTCTTTCTCCAGAATTTATAATTTCTCCAATCCATGTATTCTGCGGGTTATCTGTGGCAACAAAGTTTGATACAAGAAAATCTACAATTTCTTTATCAGAGTATTTCCTTGAACTTTTTTCAAACCAGTACTTATCCTTACGTTTGTTGAAGGAAGTTATGGTTGCCCGTGACTTCCCACCATATTTAAAGAAATCGTATTTTGGATTTGTAAAGTGACTTTTAAGAGAGAGATAATGTTGATAGCATTCAAATGGACTCATACAGGCAAACGTGCTCTCGAAGTTTTCTTCATAAAGTTTAGATTGATAGCATCATACTTCAATCTTTCTTTGAGTGGTTTAGAAATCAGTTTCGTAACTGAATCTACTTCAATACCATTAATCTCACAATAGTGGCAAATAGCATCGATATAGTTCATATTCTCTTCCACAACAATCTTCTCTATCTCTAGAGAAAACTTGGAGGGAGTTAGAAACTTATCCTCTATTGCCTGTTCTAATTCCTTGTTAGGTTCCATACTGCTCAAGTTTATCTCCAACAAATTTTCTAATATATTGGACGAGCAATTTAAGGTACTTTGCTTTGTCGTATTCTTCATAAACTACACATTCTCCGTCTTCACAGGACATAATGATAACAAATTTTTTGACTGATACTCCAGTCAGTTCGTAGTACATTGCGGCATAAGCACAGCACTGAACGAAATAATGATCGATCCACTCACGTGGTTTCGGTTTCTTAGAAGTCTTAAAGTCGATGATTGCTAGTTCACCATTATATTCGGCAATACAATCAACGGTTCCCGCAATACCTAATTGCTTACTATATAGGGAACCTTCAAGAGCGTGAATATTATTTATATTCTTAAGAGTTGACTTCGCAATATTAAACAGAAACTCTGAGATTGGAAGAACATCCGTAGGAGATTCTAAGTTTTTGAGGAAATACTCAGTAAGAGTATGCATATCCGTACCACGACTTGTTGCAAGTTTCGTGATACGGTCTGCCTCCTCATCCCCAACTTTCTTACGCCACTTCACAAAGATTTCTTTATTGAAATGACTTGTAACAGAAGTAATCGAAACTAGTTTGAGTAGTATTTCATCATCGGGAACTTTATAATATCTAATACCATCAATAGTCTCCCGATCAAGTTTCGGGAGAGTCACATCAACATGATTGAACATTAAAGACCTACTTCTATTTTCGCAAGGATATATTCTTTGACAAGTCCAGAACGAACAATATCATCGACACCAAATTCTATTATATCAATAGATGGCATTTTACGCAAGACATTCATAAAATCAACAATTCCATTACGCTCATTAGATTTTTGCAAATCCGACTGAGAAGCATCTCCGCAAAACATAATCTTAGAGTTCTCACCAACACGAGTAATGATCGAATCCAGTTCATGTGCCGTACAGTTTTGAAATTCGTCTACAATCACAATTGCATTATCAAGAGTAGTGCCTCTTAGGAATGATGTGCTCCAGAACTTAATTGTTTCTTGAGACTTAAGATTACCATAGAGCATCTCAAACTCGGCATCAGAAGGCATCTGGAACATATACTTCACCATATTCTTATAAGGAATCTGGTAGATATCTGACTTATCCTCATAAGAACCAGGAAGGAAACCAATCTCTCTGGTGGCAACTAAAGAACGAACCAGATAGATTTTCTCATAGGGAGTTCTTTCATCCAGAACTTCACGAAGAGCATTATAAAGAGTGATGAAAGTCTTACCCGTTCCTGCACATCCATATGCCACAAGATGTTTGCCTTCGGCATATGCATCAAAAAGTTTTCTTTGATTGTCTGTGAGGGGTTCAATATCTAATAGATATTCATTCCCAAGTGCTTTCTTTTTCTTTGCCTGACGGGTTGTAAGACCAACGCCGATTGGTTGATCATTCGTCCTTTTTCTTCTTGCCATATTAGGTAGGTTAGATTTTCTTTACACGAGAACCAGGTGCTTTTGCTGCGACTCCAAGAACATCATTCCATCCAGGATTTCGTGCGACGAGTTTATCTTTCCACTCACCAACTTCTCCTGGACTTGCGGATCCTTGTGACCAATCTCTGGACCACTGGGGATTGTCTTGATACCACTGTGTGATGTCATGAACACTCATTTCAATCACTTTCGTCTCACCAGTCTCTTTGTGCCTAATCGGATAAATTGCCATTGTTTAAAATAATTTACAAAAATATTTATGGACTCAAACGTGCCTTATGAAGACGCTTCTCTTCATAATAACTGAAGATTTCAGGAACCCATTCTTTAATGATAGGAACCATACCTTCACAAAGTGCCTGAATTTCAAGTTGGGCATCCATCTTTGCACGAAGATCAAGAAAGTGTAGTGCGGCACGAAGAGAGAACGAAACTACAAAGTTCTGACGAATATTCTGTGGAAGATAATCTCTGAGATGCTCCTCTGCCATACCACGAGTATTAAATGCCTCTGCATACCTCTCAGATGCCGCCAGACAGAACTTTAACTGCCTTTCATAGTCTTCCCTCGTCCATTCATACTTGTGCCCTTTACGGTCTAAATACAAACCTTCTGGACGCACATAATAAACCTCTTGGGGTAGGAGTTCACCCTTGGCAACTTTGAGAACACGACGACCAGTATACCGTTGAGATTGAACATCAAAAGATACACCAACACGATGAGTTCGTGCCTGAACAATTACATTATGAACAAATCCAACGCAGTCCAAAGTAATCGCAGGATGTTCCAATGGACCCCAGTGCCCACGTTCATTTGCAAGTAACTGCTCAATAACCCATTTACCACATTCCTTTTCTGCTGGTGGAAACTTGGTATGAATAGGTTCTTCAGAGTAGTCATTTTTTCCACCTTGATAGACAAGAGTTTGTGGAAGTTGTGTCTGCCGAAGCATCACAACTTTCATATTTTGATCTAGTTCTAAAAGGTCTTTTGCTTTAATAGGTCTCATTTCTTTCCAAATCCTTTGTATTCTTTTGAATTTTGCTTTTCTAATTGTAGCACAGAAAGTTGTGCTCTCATAAATTCAAGTTCATCACTGGAGTACAAATAATCTTGCTTCAGTGCTTCCTTGATTAATTGAATTGCTTTTTTGTTTCTCATTCAGAATCCTCAAAAATTTCGTCGTAATCTAACTCTTTTGGTTTGATGTCATCAAACTTATATGCCTGAACATCAGAATATAATTCTGCTTTCAGGGAATCAACAAGAAGTTCTAAATTACGGACAAGCAGTTTTAGTTTGTTTTTGTCTTTTTGTTGCTTGATTAAAACAAGCTGCCAGTTATTTTTAGTTTTCATTAGGGTGCTCCTTTACTTTGTGGGTAAATTTGCGTTCCTTCGGTATTCCTACTTCCGTTTGCTATTCGCAAATAGCAAATGAACGTTCGATTATTTAGACAATTAATTTTGTAACATTTGATACAAAATTAAAAACCTTCGTGTGAGAAAATTTTGGGGAGATTTTTTCCGACTATTTTGGAAATCATTTCCGCTTTTTCTTTTCGGGTGCTTTGTATCCCCAGATTTTTGGACTTACTTTACCATAACCCCAGGCAATCTTCTGAACTGCACCGTGCCCAAACTTATCAAAATATAAGTCAAAGATTCTCACCTTACTTCCACGGCAAAGGTCCGTATAAGTCTCACCTTTAACAATATAAGTTACGATATGTGCATCAAGGGGAAATGATGGATCCTTTAATTGTTGTAGTGTTGCTTTTTCTAAAAGAATTTCACATCCATATCTGGAAGGAATGTCTTTCTTTTCTTCTGCCGTCCATTCCACAGTTGTTTTTTCCTCTACGACACTACCGGGTTTACTCACGAACGACCCCCCCAAGTAATAGATGGGTATGCCTGACTTACAATTTCTTTTGTAATCTTGTATTTGGTATCAAGTTTCTTATCTTTTACAAGAATTAGAATTTCTGCCTCTAGTGGATGAAGTCCTTCTAGAATATTAATGAACATAGATTCTCTACGAATATTATTTAGAGAATCATTACCACCTTTAATGAAGTGATAGAAGTGCTTAAACTCTCTGCGAATTGTGCTGTGCCCCTTATTTGCATCTGCGGTATTACCAAGAGAGAAAGAACCAGTTTCGTGCATCTTACGAATTTCTTCGGTAAGTTTATCACTCATTGATCCATTAAAAGTTGTCTGATCCTTATATCCAGAATAAGGTACTGGACCATCGGGGAGCACAGAAATTACACTCTCATCAAAGTTCCAAATAAAAGTGGCCCTGATTGATGGGTGATCATATTTTTGTAGAATTTCCACCTTCTTTGCATTGGTTTTTTGACGAGATACCAAGTCAAAAATCTCAAAGGCAAATGGATTGGTTGGTAGATTGTCAATGACAGGAGCAGCTCTTTTTGTTGTAGTTGCCTTCGTTTTTGTTGTAGTTGTAGTCATAATTATTATCAGTTAAAAAATTAATCTTCGTCGTCGTCTTCTTCGGGGGAATCAAAGAAACCTTCCTCAAAACGAATTGCTAATACTTCGTCGGGAATCAAATTTCCCTGATTATCGAACATTTCTGGATGAATTCTAGGAATCTCTCTATAATTCATCATATACTCTCGGGCAACCCATCCGGCAACAACCCCCACTATAAGGAATAATACGGTTAAAAAAGAAC